CGAATCTGATTACCATGTCACTAAAGCTGCGTATGAAATTGCGATGGCTAAATCTCGACTCAAGAACGCTCATGGCGATCTCAAGATGACAATAGCAATGCGCGAAGATCAGGCTTTATTTGATAATGAAGCCCTGCATCTAAACATTGCCGGTCTTGAGGCGCAGGTTAAGGCGGTGCGAGCTAATGCCAATCGCTTAAAAACTCAAGTGGACATCACGCGCTCTATTTCCTCATCGCTCAAAGCAAGCATGGATTTGTAAGTGGATATTATTAAAACCTTACAAGTTGCACTTAAAGATGCCGATGAACAGCGTGATCGCTCGGTTCAGGTTGAATTAGGAGCAAGTTCGGTTGGGGGTTGTCGCGCTCAAGCCTGGCATATCCTCAACCAAACTCCTAAAACAAACCATGACACCGAATCCTTAGCCGCGATTATTGGTACGGCTACGCACACGGCTATTTTTGAAGCACTCAAGGCGCATGATGTATTTGGTGACGATTACCTACTTGAAGAAGAATTTAGCGATGAATACTTTAAAGGTCATTGCGATTTCTATTCACGCAAGGATGAAACCGTGTATGACTGGAAAACAACCACGCTAGAGAAGTTGGCTAAAGGTGGACTTCCTACGGCGCAACAAAAAATGCAGGTCAATATCTATGCAAGTCTGATCGCGCAAAAATACCCCGTTAAAAGGGTAGGACTTGTATTTATACCCCGCGATGGAAAAATGAAAGACATCGTTGCTTGGGAGGATGACTACAACCCAAAGCTAGTTGAAAAGGCTCGCGCTTGGGTGGCAGATGTAAAGGCGATGGAAACCCCACCACCGCCTGAAAGACCCGCATTTATATTTTGTAAAAACTATTGCTCTTACTACGACAAGACAGGGGAAATTGGATGTCTAGGAAAATCTATATAGAAGATGCTGCTACTCGTTACAATGTAACAGAGCGCACAATTTCAAGATGGGTTTTAGATTACAAGGTTACTAAGTATGTAAATCCGCTAGATCAAACAGATGTCATGTATGACGATGATGAGCTAAGCAAGATTGCTCGACCTCAGCCATCTATTAACTACAACGACATTGATTGGCAAAGCGCCAACTGCCGAGGCATACAAACCGACCTTTTCTTTTTAGAAGAGGACTTGGTAAAGAAAAAGCACCTTGAATACGAGATGGTTCGCAGAGTGTGTTTTGCTTGCCCAATTCGTCAGCAATGCCTTGAGTGGGCCTATGCCACAAGCGAGCGTTACGGCATGATGGGTGGGATAACAGGAATAGAACGCCGATTTATCGCTAAGGGCGAATTTAATTCTCCACTTCTCAGCGCGTTAAAAGTCTTTGTAGATAAGCATGGTATAGATTTCAGCTCATTCGTGAAAGCATCAAAAGTAAGGAGGATAGTTCGTGAAGTCCCTAACTCAGGAAGTCGTGTCGGCATTTGAAACGGTACATCTTTTACGGTGTAAAACTACCGACATGGATAAATGCCGAGCAAATCATGGAGAACTTATCCGTCAATTTCATACTGTGGAAGATGGCGTAAAAGCCGATCTTGCCAAGCGCCTAGATGAAGTTCGCAATGATTGGTTGGTTGTCAAAGACCTGCCTGATAACTCATTAGCTGAATGGATTAACACAGTTTTTGATGTGGCTATTAAGTTTGTTCAGGAAGCTGAATAAAGCGTGTATGCTAATCATGCGGTGATAGAGTAATGGAAACTCAATTAACATTCCAGTTAGAAGTTGGCGGTTCAATTCCGACCTCACCGCTCCAAATTTTACCAATTCCTTATCGTGTTGCTTATGTCCTTGTATGTCATTTTCATTATCTTGGAAAAGTAAGATTTATTGGGCAACATTGTTTTGGATTGTACGATGAAGGTGAATTGGTGGGTGCTGTTGTTTACTCACCATTATCAGTTCCAAATTCAGCAACCTCGGCTTTTGGATTACCAAGAGGAAATTATCCCGAGTTTGTGGAAATGAGTAGGTTGGTCTTAAATCCAAAATATAATGGTAAAAATTATGGGTCAATGTTGGTTGCTCGAAGCTTAAAATTTCTTAAACAAAGGGGTGTCAAGGCTGTAATTAGTTATGCAGATTCAAGCCGACATATTGGAGCTGTTTATCAAGCAGCAAATTTTGGTTATTATGGTTTAACTCCACAAAAAAATGATTTCTTTTTTGCCGATGGAAAAAAATTAACAAGAGGTAAATCAAAAGGTTTTGAGGGTCAATGGGTTCCAAGAAGTCGTAAACATAGGTATCTTTATTTAATAGACAAAAACATAAAAGTAATATGGCCTAAAGAACCATATCCAAAGGGGGCATAAAATGACATGGATTAAATTAGACGATAGCTTGCCAAATAACCCAAAAATTCTTCCTCTGAGCGATGGGGCATTTAGGCTTTACATTGAAGGCTTGTGCTATGCCAACCAATACCTTACCGATGGTTACTTGGCTAACGCGGTTTTAATCCGCCTAGACCAAGGGGGCAACCGTGACGAATTGGTGTGGGCAAAGTTGTGGATTGAGTCCGAGGATGGAATTTGCATAAACGACTACACCGAACACCAAAGCAGTAAAGCCGATGTTGAGGCTAAAAAGGAGCAGGTTCGTGATCGTGTTCAGCGTTTTAGATCAAAGAGTAACGCAGTTGGTAACGCTGATGTAACGCTCTCAGATACAGAATACAGAAACAGAATACAGAACACAGATACAGAAGCGTTTGACAGGTTTTGGTCTGTCTATCCAAGGAAGGCAGGAAAGCAGGATGCTCAACGCTCTTTTGAGCGGGCGCTAAAGGCAGCCACGCTTGATGAAATTCTTGCTGGTGCTCAAAGATACGCAGATGACCCTAATCGCGTTGCTCAATTTACGGCTCATCCTTCGACTTGGCTTAACCAGGGCCGATGGAGCGATGAACCATTACCCCCTAGAACGGCGGAGGTTGCCCATAGAGGGCTTATTACAACCCCAACCGTAGTCCCACCTAGGTTTACAGCTGATGAAGCCCCTGACGGGGTTCCTATGCCCGATTCGGTGCGCGATCTTTTTAGGAGAATGTCCGATTTGCCATAATGTAAGTAACCTGTCACACTTTTCTTGTAAGTCTTACACGATTAGGGGGAACTAATGCCAAAGACTCTACATATCTGCAAAGGCGCAGAGCTAATGGTGGGGGATACGCTCGTATTCAAAAACCATCATTACACAGTTATCCACATTGAGGATGAAACCTTGGGAAGAACTGTATGCCTTGTGGATAACCTTGGGGATAAGCGCGTTCGCTTTATTACCAATGATGAGATCATAACTATCGAGTTGTGATCAAGTTTTCGGTGGAAGGCACACCGATACAACAGGGCAGTATGAAATTTATTCGCCCTGGGGTAATGATTCACTCTCGCGCTGTAGAATTGGCTGCATGGAGAGCAGATATAGCTCATGCCGCTAAACTTGCTGGTTGCACACCCATTACCGACCCGATTGCGATAACTATGCGATTTCGAGTAAAAAAGCCAAAGACTGTTAAACGCGATTACCCAACAGTAGCTCCTGATTTAGACAAATACATCAGAAGTGTCAACGATGGATTGACGGGGGTTGCTTTTGCGGATGATTCGCAAGTAATCAAAATAACGGCTTCCAAGGAATACTCAGACACGCCAGGCGTGGATATTGAGGTTTCAGATGAGTTTGATTGCCTATAAATCGAACACCTGTTCGGTGATACACGCCATAAAAAATTTAGCTGAAATGCTTGCTATTGGGGTGGCATAGGAGTAAGTTTTGTCTTGTCAGAGGAACGAACGGAGAATCTGACGGAGGTAAAAAATGGCTATAACAGCCACAAACGAAAAGCGCATACAAGAGCTTGAAAAGTTATCTTCAAAATCTTGGCAAGATTCTATTGATTCATTTGATCGTTGCGATACAGATGGTTTTCTATCGCAATGGGCTTCTTCCTCAATGTCACATCAATATAAGTTAGAAGCTCAATTAGTTGCAGATGGGTATATGACTGAATTTTTTACTTTAGCTGATATGGATGGAAATTTAGTGCCTTGCAAGCAATTAGAAACTCGCTATGGAACCTCATGGGCAATTTTTAATTCTTTTGAAGATGCCGAAGGTTTTGATAAACCAATTATTCAATGGGTTGGACTAGGTGATCGCGCCGTAAAAAACAAAGGTTACAAATATGTAACTGTTGTAACTTTGGGTAAAGTTTATGGCCCAAAATCTTTTACTTCACACGCTTATATTGCGCCAGCAATTTATGTTGCTACTCCCGATAATTGCCGAATTGTTGAGGTGGCATAAATGATTAAGTTTAATCGCGTAAATGGCTGGACTTACAAAACTGCCGATAACAAGTTTCTTGTCTATAACGGTGGCCCTAATGAGTGGTACAGCGCAGAAATTGACCACGAGCTAGTAAAAAAGTTTGGATATTGCTCAGTTGCAGTTGATGAATCAACAAAAACATATCATTATTCAATTAAAGATGCCCAAAACTGGGTTCGTTCATTTAATTACAAGGTAGGTGCATAAATGGATTTTACAAAAGAAGAACTACATTTAATTTGGATTTCACTACTTTGCGCTGGAAATGGCAGAATTCCAAATACCATAGATCGTGGCGAGCGTGTTGAACTGACAAATAAAAGTCAAGAAGAAGCACGAATTTTGGCTCAAAAGATTGGGAGCGTTTTGTAAATGAAACTGATTGAGGGAGTGGCATAAATGGCAACCGTCACTCTTACAATGACTGCTGAGGATTTTGACCGCCTTACTTATCTAAGTGCCGAATGGCATACTGACATTCTCAAGCACCCTAATCGTTTTAACGGCGCACCCGCACCCCTTGGATTTAAGAAAATCTATTGGTGTGAGAGCTATGTCGAAACAATGCTATGCCAACATTATTTGGGTTCAGTTGGTGAAGAATCCGTCACTAAGCGCGATTTTACTCTTGGCACTTGGTCTATTTTCACCAACTACGATATTGATAGGTGGGTGAACTAATGCGCGGAGTTTATGCAGGTTCAGTTGAGGTAGATTGCCCAAGTTGCGATAAACCTTACGAAGATGATGGCGAGATTTTTGCCGGTTATCTTTACACCCTTTGCCCTCATTGCAATTACACATGGGAGCGCCAAGCATGATAATCGCCATAGCAGTTACTCTTGTCACCGCTATCTTTTTAATTTCAACAAGCATGGAAGGGCCTTTTGATGAAGATAATTTGTAAAGAAAACCATTGGAGCGTTAAGGATGGGCAGTTAATCCTTGATACGCCCGAAGGTCAGGAACTTGTCAAGAAAGTCATCACGACACTTGAGGCTCAGATCAGGCTCGACATCTACGACAAAATCTGTGCTATGCCACTTACTACCAACCGCAAACAGCTTGTGAAGTTAGGGATAGATAATGTTGCCCTAATGGTTCAAGATGCTTGCGCTCAGATTGCCTTGGGGGAAAAATGAGTGGAATAAATGATATTGAAAAATCTTTGCGTGAAAAAATTGCCAAAGACCTTGAAGAACTTGAAACGCCAACAAACATTTCATCTGATTGGTTTGCTGCATCTAAGCGCACAAAAATGGCTGCGATTGCCATAGTGAGATATGGGTTACCTCAATGAAAGCGACATCCGAAGCAGCGTATAAAAAAGCATTGCCTACCTTTGGCTCTAAGCGCGCCAGGGTATATCAATACATTCTTGACCAACAAGAGCGCGGAGCTACCGACCAAGAAATACAAGCCGCACTCAATATGCCAGGTGACACCCTTCGCCCTACTCGCCTATCTTTACTCAAGGATGACTTGATTTATGAGTCAGGCAAAACTCGACAAAACCAAAATGGAAACGATTGCATTGTGTGGGTTGTTTCAGAGATAGAACAGGTAGGACTTTTCTAATGCCTCAGTACGAATACCGATGTCCCGCAGATCAAGCCATGATTGAGTTATATCAATCTTTTGAAGATAGTTCGATACCTAACTGTCCTCAATGTGGGCAACAGATGAACAAGCAATTTAACACGCCACCGGGGATTGTTTTTCGCGGAGATGGATGGGCAGGTAAAAAATGAATAGTTTGCAATTCTTAGCATTGTTACAAGCAAGTATTGTTGATCTTTTACGCGCACTTATCAGTATCTACGGAGGGTAAAATGCAAGAACGCAGAATTGGCAAGTATTGGCTTCACTATGGTCGGCTTAGGGGTATAGCTCTTGGGCTTAGGATTGATCGTTTTGGTTGGGATATAGATTTAATTAAGTTTTTTATAGGAGTAGAAAAGTAATTAAACATCAAGAAGCATTTATCAACATTTACGGAGGTTAAAATGGTGAGCAAGGCTGGACAAAAAACTATTCGGACAACAAATGTTGTACCGATAGGAAAAGACAAAGGGGCGTATAAGCGGTATATACAACGCCAACTGTTGTTGTTAAAATTTCGGGAAAAGATTGATGCAAAAGGGCTTGAAAATGATTGAACATATCCTTGCTGAACGCCAAGAGCAATATGGTGATGCTAAGGAAAACTTCATCAAAATTGGGCTTATGTGGAGCCTTGTTCTTGATCAAAAGATAGTCATTGAGCCTGAGCAGGTTGCTCAAATGATGATTGCCCTTAAATTAGTCCGATTGAGCGCAAATCCTGAACATGAGGACTCTTGGCTAGACATTGAAGGCTACGCCAAGCATGGACTTGCTATAATAAACTCAACCGACAACTAAGGAGGTTCAGAGATGAACGCACTTAACAACGGAGGCACAGCCATCGAAGTTCTAGGCAGGGGAGAGATTGGCTACTAATAGAGTTAAAGAGGCGCTTCCTTTTAATAGCCGCACTTGCGGTAGGAATAGCGTTTGCAACACCAGCCATAGCTCTTGAACCTCAGATGAAGCTAATAGAGAAGTTTGGACATCAGCCTCGCGCTTATGCCAAAACTCTCGTACCTTCTAAAGAGTTCAGTTGCCTAGATAAGCTGATACGACTTGAGAGCCATTGGAATACGAAAGCAAGAAATCGTAGTTCAGGAGCTTTTGGTATTTTTCAGTTTATGCCGCACACTTGGGAAAACTACGGTTATGTCAAAACGACTAACCCAATTATTCAGGTACAAGCGGGG